CAGCAAGAGCCAAGCCCTTGCGAATGGCGGCGAGATATTCCGCCTTGGTGGGTGAATCATCGCGCTTAGTGCGCTTGACAGGCGACAGCTTGACGTATTCAACGCCGATGCTTTGAGCCTTAGAGATCACCGAGCGATAGGTGACAGTGCCGAAATCAGCGGCAAGTTCCTTCGCCTTAGCGAGGTTAAGGGGAGCCGCGGCAGTGATGCGAGCGACCATTTCAGGGGTATAGTTAGACATAAGCAAAGTTCCTATTAGTTGATTTGATAAGGGGATTATAGTTGATTAATTAAGAAAAGTCAATGGTAATATTACCAATTTCGCTCGCGACGTTGAAGGCGCTTTTCTCGGCGCTTCGCCTGTCGGTCGCGGTAGCGGCGCTCCGGCGTTTCTAAATCAAGTTGCTCCGCGATCACAACGCCACCGACAACGCCCGCGACAAAAGTAAGTGCAACAAGTAGTAAGATATTCATGGCGTCAGCCTCCCTATTTGATGCAAGCATTATCGCATAGGTAGCGACAGAAGTAAAGCGGTAAGCCATTGATTTACCAGGAGTTTTTTGCTGTCGCTTTAGGCGACACCCCCCTCGGTTATGCGACTTGACAAAAATTTTTTCGCGGGGGCACCCCTTCACGTACAACTTGGGGTATTTTCAAAAGTCATAAAAAAGCCCGCGTTATAGCAGGCCGTATTCAATTAGAAGTGGTTTCCAGTTTCGTTTTCGAAACACAATATTATTTGCGACATCTTTACTCAGTCCGAGATTGTCCGCCCATTTTTGACAAAACTCAGCCTTTCTTCCATAAGGCCATTCAGAAATTGTCAAAAATTCCTCAATAATTGCTCGAGCAGTAGCTTCGTCAATCTTTGTAGCTTTTGAGTATACGCCCGCACGCAAGTTGTTCTCTGAGCGTGAAATAAGTTGAATATGATCCGGATTTACACAGTTAGGCTGATTACAGATATGATCCGCAACTTTGAACCCTTTTCCTTTGGCGTTCCACTCATCGTTCGGATCTTCCCCATAAGGCAGATCGTTCATCATACAATGAATATACCGATGTATTTCAACTTTTTTCTTTCTTCCCTGACTTACTGTAATGTTTGTTCTACCGTAGCCTTTTGCATCGGCTCCACCGGTCCATCTCATACAGTGACTTCCATTAATAAGTTCGCTCTCTGTGTCGAGCCATGTTTTGTTTTTCAAAAACCATTCTGCTTTTTCACGATGAGTAAGCCCTGAAGGTAGAATCTTACCTGCTGCGTGCAAAGCTTTCTGCTTTTCTCGCTGGCTCTGTCTATAGATTTCTGCTCCAGGAAGCTCAAGTTTTCGCTTTTCGTTTGTAGACGCGTCTTCTGGAACAATGTGCAGAGGGTTTACGCATTCGGGATTGTTACAGGTATGGGATGCATGAAGTTTTTGAGAAAAAGGGTTTTCGTTAATACCGTGCCAGGCCATATATGTAAGCTGATACATTAAAAGGCTTTTGCCTTGCCAGTATGCAAGCGCTCTAACTTCTTTGACTTTAGCTATTCCAGAACGAGGAATCCAACAATCTTTTTCAAGGTCTTTTGGTTCATATTCGAGTTCGTAATTAATAACCCATTCAAGGTATTCGTCAAGACTCATGTTTTGTGGCCGTCTCATAAGGTTCTCCAAAATTTTATTAAAGTATATTATACACTCATAGGGGGTGTATGTCAAGACTTTTTTATACAAATGTACCAACATAAAAATACTTCTTGACATTCGAGCCCCTCTGACATATAATTGGAGAATACAAAATCGGAAACCCAAATGTTAAAAGTAACTTACAAACATTGGAAAAGTGGAGTCAGGCTGGAAGCAATCGGTACAATGCCCAAAGGAGTTAATAATGGGATGAGTGACCGCATTGTTGTTCTACAACCTGATGGCACTTATAAAGACATTATTAAAACAACCATAGTAAGGGTAGAGGAATGCGACCCAGAATAAAATATTTATTAGCAGGACTGCTATTCACAGTTCCTGCTATAGCACAGGAAACGCCACCTGAGCCTATTATTACAGAATCGACGGTAACAACGAAGCAGGACACAACTTTGAAGTCACCTCCTGCATCGGCAATAAGTCCTACAATCAATACGAGTAATAGCGACTTATGTACCTTCGGCGTAGCGGGTGCGGTGCAAACTCAGATACTGGGAGTATCAACTGGCACGCAGATCACAGACGATAACTGCGAAATGCTGAAAAACGCGAAAACTTTGTACGATATGGGAATGAAAGTTGCAGCGGTATCAGTCATGTGTCAGGACCAACGAGTATTCGATGCAATGATGAATGCTGGAACACCCTGCCCTAAAGATGGACTGATTGGCGATGAAGCGAAAGCGGCGTGGGAAGTAGCGGCACAGAAAGAACCAGAAGAAAAGTTCTTGGAGCTAGATACAGATGAAAAGACTTGGCTTGGGGCTGGCGGCGTTGTGTTGCTTACCCTCTTACTCCTTCTCTGAAGAGATTTACGGCACAACGAACAACGCAGCACAGACGGGCCTTGCGTGGGTAATGACAAACATTCTACCCGAATATGCGGGCCTCGAAGTAAACGGATTGGTCTATTCATATACCGCAGTGAAAGACCCAGAAACAGACATGATAGTATGGGTACAAAATGAATATGCAGACGGCAACGGCTATATTTTTCGGAATAGCGATGATTGGTCTGGCCTTCCAGGAAACACAATCTCAAAGTCATTTGCATTCCCCAACCTGCCTGCAACTTTGTGGGGTCCCGGATCCATTGAAGTAGACGGCGAAGGAGATGTAGAAAATGCAAGTGTGGTCTACTCATATAGGTATGATACGTGTTTTGATCCTCAAACAGACCCTAGTTGCCCCGGATACAGAGAGACAGTCGAAATACCCGACGTGGGCCTTTACGACCCGCTGCAGGACGACCTTATCCAAGAGGATATGGAGAGGAAAGCTCGAATACAGGAAGAGGAAGAAGAGCAAGAGCGTCAACGGCGACGAGAGCAATGGGCGCTCAGTAATGCTCTGGAGGACCTACTGGGCGATGGAAATAACCCTGGACTCATCGACCCGGTCTCAGAAGCACTCGCACTTGCTTTGACAGCAAGAGTGCTTCCTACAGATTATTTATACAGTCTTGAAGGGCGAGAATATTTAGAGACTGTAGTTTTAAATGGTGGAACCATACAAGATAACTCAAAAGCACGACGAAGCAACCTTGCACAACAATTGCTTCATCAACAAATGGTGGACTCACAATACGAGTCAAGTCAACAGGAGACTAAGTAATGTTGAAAATAGTAGTTCCAATGGCAGTGTCTATTCTGGCGACAGAATTCGTACAAGCTCAAACCGAGATTATAGGTAACGTTGATTCCAAGTGTATCATTGTATCAGAAACACCTGGAGTTTACGGTAACCCAAATCCTTATCAGCTCACTACGGCAACAACGTCTGGTGGAGTACAACCTATCATTCGTTTTGACGTATTGGCAGCAGATTATTATAAAGCTGTAATCGAGCATCCAGTCTCGTTCTCTTCAGCTCCTACACTTGACGATGTAGTAACTTGGACAGGTGATGTAGAAGTATCCGAAGTTTCTGATACAGATATGTCTACCTACGATTCTGACAAAATTGAGTACGACAATGCACATGAATATCAAATGACTGTTGCAGGAAGTACTTGGTTCAAGATTTCATCTGTTGCGGATTACGGCTACAACAAGTCGTTTCCTGCAGGCCAATACACTGCTGTTGTGGAGGCGGAGTGCATTCCTCTCTAATTAAAATTATAATCCTGTTGTTTGTAAGTGGGTCCTTAGAGGCCCACGAACTTACTCCGACTTACCCAGAACTTCGTTCTTCTTACGTAACAGGAGTTGTGAGCGCAAAATTGAAAATGTGGAATGCTCGCATGGATGTAAACTACTTCAAAATCGAAGTGAATGATGCAGACTGGAATCCTGTTCCGTTCATAACGAATGAGAGGTTATTCAAGTTACGCTATGGTCAGCGGCGTGAAATCGAAATATTTCTTCCGATTGACACATCTGCCACCTACATATGTACCAAGTCGATGCTAGACAAAGAAAAGATGCAGAGAACCGTCATATCATCGAAAGTTTGTTCAAAGATTAAGTGAGGTCTCCTATGAGGCTAATTATATTACTGGCAGTGTTATTTCCGTCGATTGCGATAGCACAGTCGGTAAATATGCAGATGCCACAAGCACCACAAAGTTTTCAGTCGGATCGATTTCGACATGGAGACATGGACTGCTCAAATGCGATTGGTGCATCTACCAATCTTGAGTTTGGTGTGCTTGGATTAATAGACGAACCCGATTACAACGTAATGTCCCCAAACTACAACAACGGAGGAGGACAAAATACTGGTGTATATGCTCGAATAACAATACCACTAAATGGACCGGAAGAGCGTATAAACTGTAACACATTATATCAACTCGCACTAGAAAGAGAACGATTGGAGGTGCAGAGACTGAAAGCTGAAGTAGCAAATCTACGTAGGCTACAGTTTGAAAATGAAGAAAAATAATGGCAGAGTTTGAATTTGCAGGAATGACATTTAAGGGTGGTAAAGCCGCAGTGGTTTTTACTGCCCTTTCTACTTTAGGAGGGGCACTCTGGGCCGGCTTTGAGTTCTACAAAGATTATATGGATATGCGAGAGATCGTAGCAAATATTGATGTAGATGCAATTGATGCTCGAAATGCTGTAATTGAAACTCAACTTGAAGAAGCTATTGCGTATACTCGAGACATTAAAAATGGACTTAAAGACGATATCACTCGGATTGAGCGCGTAACAGATCGAACAAGTGGAAGAGTCAAAGATATAGAGAATAATATCGATGACAGACTTAGAGAGGTGTCGGACTTAACTCGCGAGACCGAAAAAGATGTACGAGATACAATGCGAGAAGTAGAAAACCGTATTGAAGCCGATATGGAAAAACTCGAAACAGATCTTCAAGATAAATTACAAAAAGCCTTAGACAATCCGTTAGCGGACTAAGGTACCAAAAATAATCCTTGACTTTGCAACTGGTATGGAGTAGAATTGCAAAATGGGTAAAGAAGTTACGACAATATCGCCAGAAGGCCTGGAAGTTGCAAATTGTTATTTGCAGTATGGTAACATACGCGCAGTATGCGAGTTCATGGGCGTACCCGAGAATCAAGTAGTAGAAGTATTAAATAAACGAGAAGTCAAAAAATATATTGACACCGTTTACCTTGATATGGGCTACCGCAATAAAAATAACATAGCATCTGTATTAGATGAGATGATTGCGAGTAAACTTGATGAAGCTCAAGAAACTGGTGTATACTCTTCAAAGGATTTAGCCGATCTATTACAGATGGCACATAAAATGCGTATGGACGAAATTAAAGCGCAGGCTGAGTTGATAAAAGCAGAAACTACAAGTATCAAAACTCAGAACAATGTACAAATTAATAGTGAGGGGTTACCTTTTGGCCAAGGCAATTACGGCAAGCTAATGGAAAAACTTCTCAAGGAGGGATAACCTTAGAGATACATAATGCTTGCAGAGATTGCAGTGGCAAATGCCGCTTTCGGTGTTATAAAAGAAGCTATTGGAAACGGAAAAGACTTATACGATGTTAGCTCTGCCGTATCTGATTTTTTCGGAACTAAAACAACTCTTCAGCGACAGGCACATAAAAAAGGCTACAAAAGCGACCTTCAAGCTTTTATGGAACTTGAAAAATTAACCGCAATGGAAAACCATTTGCGGGAGCATATGATTTGGGCAGGTCGTCCAAATTTATGGACGGACTGGCTTTCGTTTCAACAACAAGCCAAAGAGCAAAGACTACAAGAAGAACGAAAATCATTAGCGCGCAAAAAACAAATAAGAGAAATATTACTCTACTCTTGTTATTTTACAGCTATTGCATTACTTATTGTTCCAACTGTGTTTCTGATTGTGTCAGTTTTAATTTAAGGAATTATGGAAAAGCTAGAAGATCGAGTACGAGAGATTGAGCTAGAAATGGCACAGCACGACGCACAGTGCGAAGAGCGGTGGAAAACTACTTTTAATCGTTTACAGGATATAGAGGATCATTTAAAAAGAATTGAGACTCGTATTATGTTGGGAGCAGGAAGCCTTATTGTGTTTCTTGCAGGCGTAATTGTAAAATTACTAGTGGATCATTAATGGAAGTATATCAACGAAAAGGCAGGTGGTGCGTTAAAGGTAAAGGAAAAAGCTTTGACAGCAAAGAAGCTGCCGAAGCATATACAAAGGGAGAGTCTACTTGGAAACCCTGGACTCCTCCTGAACTACCGATACCCGAAGTTCGGGAATACGATAGCATGGAAGAGGCTATCGCAGAGGAAGACTAATGCCAGCAGGTAAAGGTACTTACGGTAAAAAGCGCGGACGTCCAGCTAAAAAGGGCGGCAAGAAAAAGAAGTCTATGGGAGGTTTAACAGCAGCACAGAAGAAGCTTCCCCCAGCATTGCGAAAAGCTATGCTTCGTAAAAAGAAGCGAGGCAAGAAGTAATGGCCTGCGGTATGAGTCATACTAAAAAGAGAAAGCGTCGTGGCGGTAAGAAAAAGAAGTAAGCGCAAAGTTGCCAAGAAACGACCAGTGCCTACAAATAAAAAGTTGTACGCACGTATTAAAGCACAAGCGAAGCGTAAATTTAAAGTATACCCTTCAGCTTATGCAAACGGATGGCTTGTAAAAACTTACAAGGCACAAGGCGGAAAATACCGCATGGGTAAATAAAATGGAATGGATTGTACTAGCAGTTGTCGCAGGCGGTGCCTGGTGGTGGTGGAATAAGCGAAAAGGTCCTGGGGGCCCTAAAGGCAAGGGCCCTAAAGCTGGTGGTTCTGGCGGCAGCGACCTTAAGTAATGGCTAAACCCAAAGGCGGACTCAGCAAATGGTTTAAAGAAAAGTGGGTAGATATCTCCCGCCCGAAAAAAGGCGGGGGGTATAAACCTTGTGGTCGAAAGACTTCCAAGAAAGGAAAATATCCAAAGTGCGTGCCTGCATCAAAAGCAGCACGTATGACAGCCGCAGAAAGGCGTTCAGCAATTCGTAGAAAGCGTAAAGCTGGTAACCCTGGAGGCAAGCCTACAATGGTGAAAACTTTTGTAAGGAGAAAGAAACGTGGCGGCAAAAAGAAAAGGTAGAAAGAAAGATCCACGATTAGCGCGTGCAAGGGTAAAAGGGTACAACAAACCTCGTCGTACTCCCGGCCACCCAAAGAAGTCCCACATCGTCGTAGCAAAGGTAGGTGACAAAATCAAAACGATTCGATTTGGGCAAAAAGGCGCAAAGACTGCAGGAAAACCAAAAGCTGGTGAAAGTGCAGCAATGAAAGCAAAGCGACGAAGCTTTAAAGCTCGTCACGCAAAGAATATTGCAAAGGGTAAGATGAGCGCTGCTTACTGGGCTGATAAGGTGAAGTGGTAATGTTTGAGCGTGAAGTCGAAGAACTAAATTCAACTTGGGCATATAAGTACGACATTGACCAGTACGCAAAACGAGAGCACTGGCAAATCATGAAGGAGCACCCTTACATAGGTGACTGTGAAGACTACGCGCTTACATTGTTATACTTAATTAGTGATAAGTCTATGTGGAAGTTTTGGTGGTACTTATGTATAGGCAAAGCGCAAATTCGTAGAGTTATTACAAAAAACGGAGGAGGGCACGCTGTTCTTCGTTTTGAAAAGCACTGGGCAGACAACTGGACTAAAAAGTTTGTTGAGTGGGAAGAGATGGAAAAACTTGGGCACAAAAAAGACAAGTGGTTCTACCTTCCAGGAGACGTAGCATTAAAGTTTGCTATGGCTAAATGGGGAAAGAAGTGAGCGAAGAAGTAACTAAGCACCATCCTGCAGATACTAATGGAGACGGTCATGTCTCCGCAGAAGAGCACGCAATGTATCTTGAGTTTAAGCGTAAAGAGCTAGAAGATTTAGATGCAATGCGAGATGCCCAACGAAACATGACATGGTTTGCACTTGCAGGACTTCTTTTATACCCCTTTGCAGTTGTGCTAGCAGATTGGATTGGACTCGATCAAGCTTCAAAAATACTTGGAGATATGGCGGCCACTTATTTTGTGTCTGTAGCAGCAGTAGTAGCAGCCTTCTTTGGAACGCAGGCGTACTCGAGTAAGAAGTGATTCGATTACTGCCACTCTTATTTTTGAGTGGCTGCGTAGCTATGGCACCAAATTTAGAGTCCACCGAAGACTTAGTAACAGGACAAATGTACTACACTTTTGAACTTGGAGTGTCGTACCCGAAAAAGAAGTTTATGACTCCGGAAGAGTGGGTAGAGTACCACCAATCTCCGGATAGCCAAAAGGAAGCATTATATGCTACTTACAAAGAGCGGGAAGAAATTGAAAAGCGCTGGGAAAATTTTATTGAAAATTGTCTCCTGGCCGGTACACTGGATTGTTAGTTTCTTTATTAATGAGTGGGAAGTAACTATTTGGATAGACCCTCAAAAGAAAACTCAGTATCACTTTAAATGGCTTGATAAATGCGAGCCAAAACACTTAAAAGGAAAACTCACATCTGGAGAGCCCTTTGAGTTAAAAACGCAAGATGCGTTTAATTTCCAGATTAAAAAGGTAAAGTAATGCTTGGAATGATTAAACTTTTACCCTTGTTAGTCGTAGTTGCTGGAGGCGCGTACGCTTATCATACCACTACTGTGGCTCAAAAGGATACTTCAATAGCACAGCTCGAAGCAAATATAGTTACACTTCGTAATAACGTAGTAAAACTAGAAACGGCTTATGAAACGGAAGTAGCTGCACGAGAACGAGTAGAAAAAAACTTAACTAAACAACTTGAGATGGTTGGAGCACTGACAGAAAAAGCAAATGCAATGCAAGCAGAGATGGACGACTACTTATCTATTTTCAAGCGCCATAATCTTACTAAACTTGCTCGCGCAAAACCAGGGTTGATTGAACCACGAATAAACAACGGTACGAAAGACGTATTTCGTGCCATAGAAGAGGCAAGCCAGGAGGTAGAGAATGCGGATTCTCAGTAGTGTACTTTTACTCACACTCGGAGGGTGTTCTATGCTGCAACCTCAGCCCCTTCCAGTGCCCGAACCTATTATTAAAACGGTAACAGAGTTTAAAACTTTAGAGATATATCAACCTCCGCTCCCAAAAGCAATTGATATGCAAGATGTAGAGTTTTTCGTAGTTACAGAAAAGAATCTTGATGAGCAAATTAAAAAGCTCGAAAAGATGCAAGATGGAACTTATGTACTCTTTGGACTTACTCCACAAGATTACGAAAACATGGCGTACAATCTACAAGAGCTACGTAGATATATTCGCCAACAAAAAGAAATTATAATCTACTACCGCCAAGCTACTCAAGAAGATGAGAACACTGACGCAGAAGATTGGATAGAACGAAACGAAGAAACTTTAGAAGATCAACAATCTGAGTAATAATTATGGCAGTACAAATTAGCCGAGCAGACATTACGTCTGAAGGAATTTTAGATTTACAATCTGAGACACGCTTCTTAAAGCTGCCCACAGATCCCTACCTGGATCTGCTGGGCGTTACACCCTTACCCTCCCAGGTAGCCATCATAAATGCGATTAATAATCCTAAGTACAGATTTGTCTGCGCAGCAGTTTCAAGGCGACAAGGCAAAACATATATCGCAAACATAATCGGGCAACTTGTATCTTTAGTTCCCGGATCTAACATCTTAATCATGTCCCCCAACTACTCGCTGTCTCAGATTTCTTTTGATTTACAAAGAAATCTTATTAAACACTTTGACTTGGAAGTAGCAAAAGACAATGCAAAAGATAAAGTTATAGAACTGAGCAATGGCTCAACAGTTCGAATGGGTTCCGTAAACCAAGTTGATTCCTGTGTAGGTCGTAGCTACGATCTCATTATATTTGACGAAGCGGCCTTGGCAGACGGACGTGATGCGTTCAACGTAGCACTTCGTCCTACTTTGGATAAAGATAACTCAAAAGCTATCTTTATTTCAACCCCTCGGGGCAGGAACAACTGGTTTGCAGAATTTTTCGATAGAGGATTTAATGATGAGTTTCCAGAGTGGTGCTCGATACGAGCTACTTATAAAGATAATCCGCGTATGTCTGAGATGGATATACAAGAAGCTAAAAAATCTATGTCCGATGCAGAATTTCGTCAAGAATATGAAGCAGACTTTAACACTTACGAAGGCCAAATATGGAACTTTAATCACGAAAAGTGTATCAGTAATAATGAGGAGCTTGATACTCGCCACATGGATGTTTTTGCTGGCCTCGACGTTGGCTATCGTGACCCTACGGCTTTCTGTGTAATTGCGTATGATTGGGATGAAGAAACGTATTACGTATTAGATGAGTACCTTGATGCCGAAAAGACAACAGAACAACATGCCGCTGTAATTCGAGAACTCTCTGACAAGTGGGACATCGACTATATTTACATAGATTCCGCAGCACAACAAACTCGATTTGACTTCGCACAGAATTACGATATTAGTACTGTAAATGCAAAAAAGTCAGTACTAGATGGAATTGCACAAGTGGCAGGAATTGTTGACAATGATAAAATGATGGTCGATCAGCGATGCGGTGAAGTACTTGGATGTCTTGATCAGTATCAGTGGGATCCCAATCCTAATTTAGCAAGAGAGAAGCCGAAACATAATCGAGCATCGCATATGGCAGATGCTTTACGATACGCACTATATTCATTTGAAACAACTCAGACTGGCTTCTAATGATACCTACAAAAAATAGTGTTTGACAATTTATCTTACAAGGGCTATAATTCAAAATGAAAAAGCTAAAAAGAGATCCAGTAAAATACATAAGAGATCGAGCTAAATCAAAGTATGAAAAAGGTTCAGAATGCTACATTTGTGGCGCTGACACAGAACTCGACTTTCACCACTTTTACACTCTAGCCCCTCTACTAAGAGAGTGGCTAAAAGAAAAACAAAAAGAAAGGCCTGCACACTATACGGACGAATATATAGTAATTTGGCGAGACGAGTTTATAGAAGATAAATGGGCGGAGCTGTACGAGCACACAGTCACGCTTTGCCATAAACATCATTTGGAACTGCACAGATTATACGGCAGAAATCCAGCCCTAGTGACTGCGAATAAGCAGATGCGCTGGGTAGAGATTCAAAGAGATAAACATGGCATGGTATGATAGAATAATTGGTAGAAGGGCTGAAGCGGACGAAGAGAAGCTAAACCCTGTTCAAAGCTACTATCAGAATACTACAGAGCCTAGCCGTGAGCAAACTATTAGCTACGAGCGAGCTTACGAAGATCTCGAAATTGTAAATCGAGGTGTAAATATAGTTGTAGATGATTGTTCTGAAGTTAATTTTAAAGTATTAGACCAAACAAAAGGTCTCCCTGTTGTAAAAGGAGTGAAAGGTAGCAGAGTAAATCTTCTTCTTAATACAGAGCCTAACCCATTTCAAGATATATCCTCCTTTCGTAGAAACTTAATTACAGACTACATTATTGACGGAAATATTTTTATTTACTATGATGGCGTTCATTTATACCATTTGCCTGCAAGCAAAATGACTATAACTGCCAGCGGATCTACTTATATTGAAAGCTATACTTTTGATAACGGAACTGTTTTTAAGCCTTCAGAAATTATTCATGTAAAAGAGAATTCATTTTATTCTATTTACAGAGGAGTCTCACGATTAAAGCCCGCTCTTCGAACTATGGTTCTTATGAAGCGAATGAGAGATTTTCAAGATAACTTTTTTAAGAATGGAGCTGTACCGGGGTTGGTACTAAAATCCCCAAACACTCTATCTGAAAAAATTAAAGAGCGTATGATTCAATCTTGGAGTGCTCGATACAGACCCGATGCAGGAGGCCGTAGACCCTTAGTTTTAGACGGCGGTATTGAAATTGACAAAATCTCGAATGTAAACTTTAAAGAATTAGACTTTCAATCAGCAATTGAAGAAAACGAAAAAATTATTTTAAAAGCGTTGGGTGTCCCTCCTATCTTACTAGACTCAGGAAACAATGCAAATATTCGTCCAAATATGAGACTTTACTATCTTGAGACGATTATGCCAATTATTGAAAAGATTTCAAAAGCCTATGAAAGGTATTTTGGATTTACAATTGTTGAAGATATTACTGACATCCCTGCGTTACAGCCAGAATTGCGAGACCAAGCAGCGTACTACTCGACTCTTGTAAACTCAGGAATTTTAACAGCAAATGAAGCCCGAGTAGCAATGAATTTTGACGAAGTAGCCGGATGCGAAGATATAAGAATACCTTCAAATATCGCAGGAAGCGCTGCAAATCCAGCCGTAGGCGGCAGGCCAGTAGAGGAATCAGAAGATGATTAGACGTAGAGTTAAACGAGAAATAGCGAATAAACTCGCTGCTCAAGTACTTCAATATAATCTTAGTGAAGGAATTACACACGATGAATATCTTAAAATCGTTACACATAGTCCTATTACTAAAAAAGACTTGAGTAGAGATTTTTGTAATCGTTGGGAACGAGCACTTAGTATGATGTTAAAGTATCATCCCAAAGCGTTTGCAAAAGCAGCAGAAGCACACAAAGTTGCACCGAAGCCTGCTCCGGCCCTTAAGCCTAAAGCAGCCCCTGCAAAGCCTGCTCCGGCCCCTAAGCCTAAAGCAGCCCCTGTTAAGAAGGAGTCATAATGGAAAAGATTTTTAACTTAACGTCCACGTTTAAAGCCCTCGAAGAAGACGATGGAGGCGTTCACATTTGTGGAATGGCCAGTACTGCGGACTTCGATCGTGCTGGAGATACTATTTCAGCGGAAGCATGGACTAAGGGTGGTCTCGGCAACTTTGAGAAAAACCCTATTATTCTTTTTAATCACGACTATAACAAGCCTATTGGACGTGCTACAGGACTTAAAGTCACTGAAAACGGTCTCGAACTAAAGGCTAAAATTTCTAAATCTGCGCCCGATCATGTAGCGCAGCTTGTAAAAGAAGGCATTCTTGGAGCATTTTCTGTTGGTTTCCGAGTCAAGGATGCTGATTACCTAGCGGAAACCGACGGATTAAAGATTAAGGATGCTGAGTTGTTTGAAGTATCGGTTGTTTCGGTACCTTGTAATCAAGCAGCAACTTTCTCTCTGGCGAAGTCTTTTGACTCAGTTGATGAGTACGAAGAGTTCAAGAAAACTTTCAAAAATAGTGTAGATCTAGCCGGTCAGTCTCTGGCTCAAGATGAAAATTCATTAGTAGCTAGTGATACACCGGATGGAACTGAAAAGTCAGTTCAAAAGGAGATAACAATGTCGGAAGTAAAAACTCCCGAAATCGACCTGGACGCTTTTGCTAAGAAGGTAGCGGAAGAGACTGCTGCTAAGATTGCAATTCGTCAGGCCGAAGAAAAAGCTGCTGTTGAAGCAGAAACTAAGGCAGCCCAACAAGCAGCAGAAGCTGAAGCTGCAAAGCAGGCTGAAGTTGAAACTGTAATTAAAACTGGTATCGAGTCAGGCGCTGAGCGTTTGATGTCTGATATGGAAGCTAAGCTTTCTGAGAAAGATGCTAAGATTGATGAAGTGATGAAGCAGTTTGGTGCTCAACTTGCTGAGAAGGAAGAAGAGCTCACTAAAATGCGTGAGTCAAAGCGTGTATTCGCTGATGGTCGTTCAGAAGCTGAGCGTCTGCAAGCTAATAAGAAAGAGTTGGTTCAAGGTCACCTCGCTGGTGTTATCACTGGTAAAGGCTGGAACACTGATTTCGGTCAGTCAGTACTTGAGAAGGCAGGTGTTTCTTACACTGCAGGTACTTCTCTTGGTATCGACAACGTAGTTTCTCAGGGTATTGAAGAAGAGATTCAACTCGAGCTTCGTCTCGCTAGCCTCTTCCGTGAAATGCCTGTTGAGTCACAGTCTACAGTAATTCCTCTGCAGTCAGACACTAGCTTTGCTAAGTGGTCAACTGGTGGCATGGAAGCTGCGGACGATGGTACTGGTACTGGTGTAACTAACCGTACTGGTAACGATTCTTACTCTAGCAACACTTATGCTGTAAACCAGAAAGTATTGCAAGTGGATCGTTTGATCTCAACTTCTTTCCTCGATAACTACATCGACGAGAAAGTTCTTATCAACATCATGCCTATGCTTACTCAGTCAATCGCACGTGCACACGCTCGCGCAGTAGACAAGTCAATCCTCCAGGGTAACGGTGGCAACGTCACTGGTATCGGTGGTGCTAACGGCACTAACGGTCTAGCAACAGCAGCCGGTGTAACTTGGGGCGCTGGTGCAGCTGCAAGCGATGCTCACTTCCTCGACTTCTCAGCAGCTATGCTTAACCGTGCTCGTAGCGCGATGGGCGTATATGGCCTTAATCCAAGCGAGTTGGTTTACGTTGTAAGCCAGGCTCACTACTACGATCTTCTGAATGACGCTGAGTTCACTACTGTGGATGAAGTAGGTTCAGATTTGGCTCTACGTCGTGTAGGTCAGGTAGGTAGTGTCTTCGGTTCTCCAGTAATTGTTTCTGATAACTTTACTGCAGACGTAGAAGACGGTTTTGGTGGCGCATTTGTCATCAACCCAAGCAACTTTGTTATGCCCCGTCTTCGCGGCGTAACTGTTGAGCAAGACTACGAAGTAGCTGCTCAGCGCCGAGTCCTTGTTGCTTCACAGCACCTTGGCTTCGACGAGTTGTTTGACGCAGCTTCTGGTAAGTCAGCAGCTGTCTACGTTGGATACAACAACGCTAACTAATAGCTAGCTAAATAAACTGGGGAGGTTCTCCTCCCCAAGTTTTTACTAATAGACTTATGGCAAATTTAATTACATTACAAGAGTTTAAAGATTCGGAGCAAATAACTAATCCTAAGGATGATTATAAGCTCACGCAGATCATTGACTCCGTGAGTCAATTAGTAAAAACTTATTGTGGAAACAGCCTTTTAGATTTTTACTACTCTAACAAAATAGAGGAGTTTAATATTGATTGGGATACCCATGTGGTACAGCTTACAGAAAGTCCTGTAAATGCAATCGTTTCCGTAGAGAAAAGAGACTCCGTAACGTCTAGTTACACCACCGTGCCAACTACAGACTATTATCTTGACAAGACGACGGATAGTGTGCTGTACGTTACGGGGTCTACCTATAAAAGCTGGCCTATGGGCGCAGGAGCCGTAAAAGTTACGTATACTGCTGGGTATGAATCTTGCCCAGAGGACTTAAAACT